GATTCCGCAAGCCGGAGGACCCCGAGAGCCCGAAGTTCGGAGATCTGCTGATTCTCACGTCTGCGGAGGTGGCGGCGTCGTGCGGGCAGATGATCGACGCGGTCACGCAGGCGACCCTGCGGCACATCGACCAGCCGCAGTTGAACACCGCGGTGGCCGGCGCGAAGACCCGGCCTCTTGGCGAGGCGTGGGGTTGGGGCCGGAAGGTCTCTGGGATTGACATTTCGCCGCTGGTGGCGGGGTCGCATGCGCGGTTCGCCTGGGAGGCGCGGGCGCATCTGGTGACCGACGCCGAGTATGACGTGTTGGAGAGCATTTTCTGATGGGAGAGCGTGTTGCCTAACCTCTTCCAGAGGCTGTTCGGGCGTGGTGAGCAGCGGGCGTTGACGCCGGAGTCGATGTCGTTCCCGTCGGCGCCGCTTGCTGATCCGACGGCGTTGAGTGTTGATGGGGCGCTGCGTCTGGCGCCGGTGTTCGCGGCTGGGCGGTTGTTGGCGTCGGCGGTGTCGACGTTGCCGTTGCAGCGGTACCGGAAGGTCGGAAACCGTCGAGAGAAGCTCCCGAACGCTGGTTTTTTCGAGAATCCGGCGATGGTCGGGACCTATCGGGACTGGATTTTCAAGGCCGTGACTTCCCTGGCGTACCAGGGGAACGCGGTGGGTCTGGTGCTTGAGCGCGATGACCTTGAGTATGCGACGAAGATCGAGTGGCTGAATCCTGCGGATGTGCGGGTGGATGATTCGATGCCGGTCGGGAAGGTCGGTTCGCCGACGGACCCGGTGTGGCATTGGCGGGATGTGCGGCTCCCGACTGAGGATGTCCTGCATATCCCGTGGTTCACGCTCCCCGGGAGGGTGTGGGGGCTGTCGCCGATCGCGGCATTCGCGGTCACGACCTCGACTGGGCTTGCTGCACAAAGGTTCGCGGACGACTGGTACAAGTCCGGTGGGGTCCCGCCGGGCCGGTTCAAGAACGTGAACCAGACGATCACCCAGGCGCAGGCTACTGCGATCAAGCAGCGGCTGGTTGCGTCGATCCGGTCCCACGAGCCGCTCGTGTACGGGTCTGACTGGGATTACGAGGCGATCACGGTCAACCCGGCGGATGCGGCGTTCGTGGAGACCGCCCGATTGACGGCGACGCAGATCGCCGCGATCTACGGCGTCCCGCCCGAGTTCATCGGCGGCGAGACGGGCGGCACGTACACGTACTCGTCACCCGAGCAGCGGCAGATCGAGTTCGTCCAGTTCGCGCTCCTGCCGTGGCTGGTGACCCTGGAGCAGCCGTTCTCGCGGCTCCTGCCGCGGAACGAGTACGTGAAGTTCAACGCGGACGCGTTCGTGCGGGTCGATATCGGCACCCGGTACAAGAACTACCTGACGGCCCGCCAGATGGGCAAGAACTCGATCGACGAGATCCGCGCCTGGGAAGACGAGGCGCCCCTGCCTGGCGGGCAGGGCCAGGACTACACGCCGCTGCAGCAGTTGGCGAAACCTGCTGGGGCAGCGAAGGAGACAGACGATGAGCAAGCGTGACCGCCTGAACGGGGCCCCGGAACGGCGCAATGTCGCTGTTTCGGAGTTCGAGTTCCGTGAGGCCGGGGATTCCCTGGCGCTCACGGGGTATGCGTCGGTGTTCGACGAGCCTTACGAGGTGTACGGGGGTCCGCCCGCGGGGTGGATGGAGATCGTCGACCGGCGGGCGTTCGACAAGACGCTCCGGTCGAAACCGGACGTGCACCTGCTCATCAACCACGAAGGCATGCCACTCGCCAGGACGAAGTCCGGGACGCTCAAGCTTTCCACGGATTCGAAGGGCCTCATGGTCGAAGCGGACCTGGACCGGCGTGACCCGGACGTGCAGCGCCTCGAAACGAAGATGAACCGCGGCGACATGGACCAGATGTCGTTCGCGTTCCGTGTCATCCGGCAGGAATGGAACGAGGACGAGTCGGAGCGCCGCATGGTCGAGGTGTCGATCGACCGCGGTGACGTGAGCGTCGTGAACTTCGGTGCGAACCCCGCGACCTCCTCAAGCCTGCGCAGTCTCCTGTCGGTCCTCGAATCCGACGATGCACTGGCTGAGGCCCGCTCGATCGGCATGCACGACCTCGTCGAGGCGCAGAAAGCCCTCGGGAAGCTCGTCCGTGCGTCGAGGCCCCGCCCTGCGATGTCGGTGGCCGCTGCTGAGCGGCTCCTCGACGACTACTAGACCTCCCGCACCACGCGGGCCAGCAAGAACCGGTACACGCGCCGGACACACCTCACCGCACGCCGCACACACCTTGGTCGTGTGCACCTGCGTTGACGCCGTGCCCACCCGACGACCGGACACACGAAACCACTCTCACCAAGGAAGAGGTGTGTCCAGATGGTGGACAACAACGAGACGATGACGCGCAGCGTCACCGTCATCGATGAGCGGCTCCAGCGGCTCATCAAGCGGCGCGAAGCCGCCGCCGGGGAGCGGGAGACGCTCCTCGCGCAGCGGTCGGCGATCATCGACCTGGCGAAGGAAGAGGCCCGCGAGGACCTCTCCGCCGACGAGGAGACCGAGTTCGGGTCCCTCACCGAGCAGATCAAGTCCAAGGACAGCGAACTCCGCTCCTACGACGAGCGCATCACCGAGCTCTCCGACGAGATGGACCGCGACCGGCAGCTCACCGCCGGCGCCCTGGCCGTCCGCCAGGCCCGCGCCCGCGCCTCGGTTGCGAACGAAGCCCGCGTCTACGACCAGGGCAACGGCCGCTCCTACCTTCAGGACCTCGCCCGCGTCCAGCTGAACATGGACGGCTCCGGGGACTCCATCGAGCGCCTCCGCCGGCACGCGCAGGAGGTCGCGACCGACAAGGAGTACCGCGACCTCAACCGCACCGACGGCAACGGCGGGTACTTCGTGCCGCCGCTGTGGCTCATGTCCCCGTGGGTCGAGCCCGGTCGTGCGGGCCGTGCGACCGCGAACGTGGTCACCTCGCGGGCCCTGCCCGCGGGCACGGACTCGATCAACGTCCCGAAGGTCGCCACCGGCACCTCGACGGCGATCCAGACCGCCGACAACGGTGCTGTCTCCGAAACGGACCTGACCGACACGTCCGTGACGGCCCCGGTGCGGACCATCGCGGGTCAGCAGGACGTCGCGATCCAGCTGCTCGACCAGTCGCCCGTCAGTTTCGATGAGGTCGTGTTCCGCGACCTGGTCGCCGACTACGCGACCAAGCTCGACCTCCAGGTCATCTCCGGTTCGGGCTCCTCGGGGCAGGTGACCGGTATCCGGTCGACCTCCAGCATCGAGACCGTCACCGCCGGCACCGCGACCGTCGTCAGCGTGTACGGGAAGATCGCGGACGCCGTGCAGCGTGTCCACACGCTGCGGTTCATGCCGCCGACGGTCATCGTCATGCACCCGCGCCGTTGGGCGTGGTTCCTGGCCGCGGTCGACGGCAACGACCGGCCCCTGGTGGTCCCGTCGGCGGGCAACCCGCAGAACTCGATGGCGACCCTGGGTGTCGTCGGCGCGGAGCAGGTCGTCGGGCAGATGCACGGCCTCCCGGTCGTCACCGACCCGAACCTGCCCACCACGCTCGGCACCGGCACCAACGAGGACGTCATCCTCGTGATGCGCGCCTCCGACCTGCTCCTGTACGAGTCGGGCATCCGCACCCGCGTCCTCCCGGACGTCGGGTCGGGCACCCTGACCGTGCGCCTGCAGGTGTACGGCTACCTCGCGTTCACCGCGGCCCGCTACCCGAAGTCCGTCGTGGAGATCGGCGGCGCCGGTCTCGTCGCGCCGACGTTCGGTTAGCTGATGCGGGTCGTCGGCCTCCTGTCGTGGTATGAGGAGCCCGCGTCGTGGCTCGCCGCTACGGTGGCGGCCCTGGCGCGGCTCTGCGATCACGTGATCGCGGTCGACGGCCCGTACGCGCAGTTCCCTGGGGCGTTGCGGAAGCCCGCATCTGGGAGCGAGCAGGCGGATGTCATCGCGCACACTGCCGCGGGTGCGGGGATCGGGTGCACGGTCCACACACCCCGGTCCCCTTGGTGGGGCGGTGAGGTGGAGAAGCGGGACTGGATGTTCCGTGCCGCGGAGCTCGTCACGACCGAATCCGATTGGCTGCTGGTGGTCGACGCCGACGAGGTGCTTACCGACGTCCCGCCCGACACGAAGCGTCTCCTGGCAGCGTCTGCGAACGATGTCGCTGAGGTGCGGATCTGGGACCGGGACGGCTCTGAGGTGCTCGACAGGAGGCTCCTGCGGGCGCAGCGGGGCATTCGCGTGGAGGGCGCGCACTACGTGTGGACGAGCCCCCGAGGGGTGCTGCGAGGCAACACGACACAGGATCTCGCTCCCGCAGAGCCGCTGTGGGACGTGCGGATGGAGCACCGGTACCGGCACCGGAACGAGGACCGTCAGGCCGCGAAACGCTCCTACTACGCGCGCCTACCCGATATCGAGCAGGTGAGGACATGACTAGAGACATCGAAGGCGACTACCGCCGGGCGTACATCGCAGAGTTCGAGGCGTACACCGCCGCGGGCCGCACGAAGGACGCCGCAGCGATCGCGAAACTCCTGAAGAACCACTACGGGCACGACGTCGGCAGCACTGGGAGGGAGCGCGCTGATGAGGCGGCCCCTGAGCGGGCTGTCGAGGACGCCCCGAAGAAGCGCACCGGCGGCCGTCCGAAGCTGCCGCGTGACGCTGACGGCAACATCGTCCGCTAGGAGGCTGCCGTGATCGACCTGGGCGACGTCTACCGGATCGAAGCCGCCGTCAGAGACCCCGATGGGGATTTGGCGGACCCGGCGACGGCGACGTTGACGATCACGCTCCCCGACGGGACCACGGACTCCCCGGCGGTTCCCCTGCCTCCCGGTTCGACAGGGCGGCTCACGGTCGACTACCCGACCGTCCAGGCCGGGCGGCACACGTTCGTGCTCGCCACGACTAGCCCGCAGACGGCGTTCCGGGACGTGTTCGACGTCCGGACTCCGGAGTTGCGGAACATCGTGTCCCTCAAGGACGCGAAACGGCACTTGAACGTCACGAACGACACGACGGACGACGAGATCCGGGGTTTCGTGGAGTCGGTGACGAGCATCGTCGAAGGCTATGTGGGGACGCTGTTCCCGATCGAGTACATCGAGACGGTGGAGGCGAACGGGTCGACGGTCCCGTTGCAGCACTACCCGGTCACGGAGGTCGTGTCGATCACCGCGGTCAGGTCAGGAGCCACGGTGGATCCGGCAAACGTGGATGTGGACGAGTACGGGATCCTCCGTCTCACCTCGGGGCAGTGCCTGAACGGCCTCTACAGGGTCGTGTACACCGCAGGGAGGGCGATCCTGCCCGCGAACTGGACGCGGGCGGCGCTGATCATCCTCCAGCACATGTGGGAGACCCAACGTCCTCGTGATTCCCGCAGGCCGCCGACGGCGATGAGCGACGAGTTCTACGGCGCCCAGGATGCTTCCGGCCGTTACTACACGGTGCCCCGCAGGGCGATCGAGCTGTTGCAGAACGACGTGAGCACGGGTGTGGCATGACGGTCATTCCTGACGCGATCCTCGCGCTCGTGGACGTGTGCGCGGCGGCGCTTCCTGACGCCCGTGTCGATGACGGGCCCGGTGTGGACCTGCTGGAGCAGGACACTGCTGGGATCACGACTGGTGTGACGGTTGCCTGGCAGGAGGACGGGCCCGCGGTCGAAGCGTCGCTGGACCGGGAGATGTCCGACGGCATGGGCGCGGACCTGGAAGTCTTCACGATCTTCTCAACCCTGTTGAAGGGCTCCGGGAATGCAGACCCGCTGCCGCTTCGTGGGCTCACGTTCGCCGACTACACGGCGATCAAAGCGAAACTCAGGGAGCGGCACCCGCTCGTTCCCGGTGTACTCCAGGCACGGATGACCGTCGTGGACTACGAGGTGTGGCCGGTTGAGACGGGTTGGGGTGCGCGTCTACGGTTTGCGGTCGAGGTCTCGGCGTTCGACCGCGATTGAGACGAGCTGGTTGCAGATCGCCATGGTCGCGAAGCCGAGCGCTGAGACGATCACCCCGGCGAGGAACAGTCCGCCGCCGAGGGATTGCGTGTTGGGGTTCGTCTCGTCGAATCCTGGTGTGAGCGCGGTCGCGTCGTAGGAGAAGTCCGTTCCAGTAAGCCAGATGATGCCTCCGATGCCGGCGAGCAGTATGCCCATCCAGGCCATCCACATCGGTCCAGGTCGTGTGTCCATAACCGCACTGTAGCGGTGCTGTTCAAGTCCGGGAATGGGGTGAACGGCCGATGGTGGACCAGACCGCTGAGGACGTCCGGAAGCTGATCAACGACCTCCGCAAGATCGGCGACGGTGTCGGCCGGAATTTGGGCAAGGAATTCAAGCGCGCTGCGGTTCCGGTGATGCAGCAGGCCCGCGCGAACGCTTCCTGGTCAACGAGGATTCCCGCGGCGATGTCAGTAGGCGTGTCCTCGTCCCGGAGGTACCCGGGCGCGCAAATCAAGGTCAGTAAGGACCAAGCCCCGCACGCCCGACCGTACGAGTTCGGGTCCGGGCGTCGCACGAAATCGTTCCGCCACCCCGTCTATCAGGTTCCCGGCAGGGACGCGCCTTGGGTTGAGCAGGCAACGCGGCCGTTCATTCGCCCTGCAGTGCGAGCCAAGGGCAAAGAGTTCATCAAAGCCTGTGACCGCGCTGTGGACGAGACTGCGCGCGCTAACGGATTCCGGTAAGGAGCAACACGAATGGCAACTCTCACCACCCAGCAGGTGACGTCGTCGGGGATTACGCCGACGCAGAACTCTGCGGGAG